GATGCAGGAACTATAGCAGATAGAGATGAAGTTCCAAAGAAATTATGGAAGTATGAAAATATTATGAAACAAATACCAAAGCATAATAAGAAAGCAGGAAGTAGAAAGATATTTCAACGCAAGGAATATAGCATATACAAAGCTAGTGATGGATATATTGTACATAATACTAATAAGCCATTTGAGAAAGGCCATACTCATGTACATTCATTTAATAAGGCTAAGAGTATAGTGGACTTATGTATTAGAAAGAAACTTCCGAATACGCCAAGAGCATGGGAGATAGAAAGTTTAATAAGAATTACAAATAATAATACATATTATAATAAACTAAGGGATATGTTGGAAGGATTGAAATAGAATGAATACGATTGAATTAGTCCAATGGATTAATAAATTGATAGACACGGATAGATTATGGAAGTTCTATAAGTCTATAGAGTTTAGACATATTAAAGAAGAAGTACTAAGAGAACAACATTATGAATGTCAAGAGTGCAAGAAGAAAGGAAAGATCACTAAAGCTAATACTGTTCATCATGTCCAGTTTGTAAGGAAACATCCAGAGCTTGCACTATCAAAATATTATACATATAAAGGAAAACAATATAAAAATCTTATTGCAGTTTGTCCAGCTTGTCACAACAAATTACATCCTGAAAAAAGAAATTATAATAAAGAACAATTGAATGAAGAGAAATGGTAATTAATTATAGGAGATGGTTGATATAAAACATAGTTATATAGTATATAAACATACAACTCCAAGTAATAAGGTTTATATAGGAGTTACTTGCCAAAAGCCTGAATACAGGTGGAATAATGGAAGAGGATACAATAAAAATAAACACTTTTCAAATGCTATCTTAAAATATGGTTGGAGCAATATAAAGCATGAAATACTATTTGATAACTTAACGGAAGAAGAAGCGAAATTGACGGAACGTATGTATATTGCTATATATGATAGTACTAATAGAGATAGGGGATATAATCAGTCATTAGGCGGAGAAGGAAGCGAAGGACTTGAATTTACTGATGAACATAAAAGAAAGATAAGCCAAGCTAACAAAGGAATCGGCGGCAATCTTTTTACTAATGAACAGAAGCAAAAGATGAGACTATTACAAAAGGAAAGAATGAGTGATGAGAGTTATAGAAAAAATGTC